CTAATAAATTATCTGCCATACTATTCTATGTTTTCAATTGTGGTTAATGTTGCAGTTGTACAAGTTACATTCTCGTAGTAGTCTGCTCTTGCTTGTAATGTAGTTAATAAACTAGGTACTTCACTTGTTACTGATAAATCATAATAGATACCTCCCCAGCCATTCTCTACTGGACTACCCCACCAACTAACTGGATATATTTCGTTTGCCATCTTTTGTCTTTTTTGTTAGATACTTTTTTAACTTAACAACATTTGTTTTTTTTGGTTTGTACATTCCTTTCATTATAGCACCCAATTACTTGAATTTACGTCTTTGTCTGGATATACGTCAGAATCTGTATTACTTGTATATTCTGGAAACAAAGTGCTATTAAAACAAATGTAATCTACAAATCTTCTTGTGTAATATTCTGCAAAGTCTCTCTGTTTTTGTACTAAGAAATCAACCTCATCTTTTGTTGCACTTTCAGCATTTTCTGATGTGTGTTTAAACACTCCACCATTTTTTACTTGATATGCTGCAAATGGTAAATAATCAACCATTGCGTAATGGATCAACATTGGTTGTATAAAGTCTGTAACTAAATCTAAATAGTTACCACTTAAACTATCTGCAATTATGTCTGCTGATATTTTATTATACAACTTACTTCCTAAATAGTTTTGTATGTGTATCTCTTGTGCAATCTTAATAAATTGTATAAATTTATCTGTATCAACGTTTCCATCAACAATACTATTTTTTACTAAATCTGTTCTACTTATAAATAATGCAGTTGCCATTTATTATCTCTTTTTATTTACAAATCCGTTATTTGGCATATCCGTTGGTCTTTTAGCAACTTCTTTTGCATTTACCTCTGGTTTAAATCCTTCTTTTTTAGCCTTGTTTACACTTACTTCAGCATTTGGATTACCAACATCTGCTTTTGTTTTAGCACTCTTTGCTCTGTATGTCTTTCTCATCCAAAAATGATGACAATCTCCTCCACCTTTGTAAAGCCATATGTCATAAGTATCAGCACCATTTAAACCCCACCCTGGATTAACTGGCATTGTACTCATTCTGTCTATATCTTCTTTTCTGTATATCTTAGCAGCATTTACCATTTTTTTACAAAATGCTCTGCTATTTGGGCTATAACTTAATGGTGCGTATTGATATCTAACTTTAAATTGTACACCCTCTTCATTTTCTCCATCTTGACTACTCTTTGCATTTGGTCTAGCAGTTCCAGTAGTAACAAAATTGTACATCTTTGAAAGCATTGAAAGTTTAGGATTGTTTAACTTTTCTAATTCTTCATTTAACTCATCTTCTGCATCATAATCAACTTTTCTTTCATCAATCAATTCCCAATTCTCTAAATCTTCTTCTTCTCCTAGTTGTTCTAAATCAGAAAATACCTTTGACATCTTAACACCAGTTTCTTCTTCTCTTGTTTCTTCGTCTTTTACATTATCTAAATCTAAGAATTGTAATGGTTGTAACGTCTTAAAATATAGATTTAAGGCAATATTATTAAAAGCAAGTATTTTATCAAATGCATCAGTTAAAAGTTCTTGAAAAGGCACTATAACTGTGTTGTGCATTAAAATAGATGCAGTTTCTAATTCTTCTGCATTGTTACCAAAGCCAGTTGAATCTTTTATACCTAATAACATAGGAGATACAATTCTGTGTGATATCATTATCTTTTTTTGTGATTCTTCTGATAAAAATTGATATTGGTTGTGTGCATCTGATAATTGTACTGGATTTATATCTGCTGCTGATTCTTTATCATCGTTAAAAGCAAGTATAAATTTACCAGCATTAGACGATCCACTAAACTTAGCTTTTATTTTATTTTCAACTAAGGTTTGTTTTTCTTCGTCTGGTACTCCATTATTAAAATTAATTAACATTGATGGAGCAAGTCCGTTCATTATGTTGTTTAAATGATAGTTAGATACTTCTTCTTCTAACTCTGCATATTGTAACCCACCTTGATAGTCTGGAGTAGAATAGTAATACATACCAGCTTCATAAGGCTTAACATATAAAATCTCAATTGGTTGTGGTGTACTTGAAATACCAAAGGCTGGTATTCTTAAAGGCTTCTCAGATGGCTTTATATTAACCCAATCTGGATGATAGTAATATGCTTGTACTTTTTTATCTTCTGCTCCACATTTCTCTGCTCTTAAAGTCTCAATTGGTAAATGTTCTACTTTAGCAATAGACTTTCTGTCTTTTGAGTATATTACTTGTATTGCACATTGTCCAGTTAGCTTTAAATCGTATGCAAAACGTCTTACATCATCTTTTTTAAATAAAGATATCATTCTTGCATATTGCTCTGGTCTTTTTGCACTATCTGTTGCATCTAAACCTTTACCATATATCATTTGAGATATACCAGTAATACAAGCACTTGATGTAGCACTTCCGTTTGCTCTGTCAATTAAGAACTGAAAATAATTGTTGTCAGCACCAAATTCAACCCATTCTTTGTTCTTTGTTTCTACAATCTCTGGAGATGTGTAAGATGATAAATTAACAAAACTAACTTTTGAGCTAGATGCTTTTGATGGTGTTGTTTTTCTGTATTTATTTATACGTTTACTCATAGTATTATAAAATCGTTATTACCACTCTTTTCTTTGTACACATCTTTGTTTATTGTATAGTGTTCGTTATTAGATTGGCTTGTTGATTGTGCAGTACAAAATATTTTATCTCTGTAAATAATATCTGCTTCTGTTATTGAGCCTTGACCATTATAAACTTTTAAATCATAAAACCTACCTTCAATTAAATTATCTGCCATTGTGGTTAATGTTGCTGTTGTACAAGTTACATTCTCGTAATAGTCTGCTCTTGCTTGTAAAGTTGATAGTAAACTAGGTACTTCACTTAATGTATAGACATTTGACAACTCAACATAATTTTTATTTATTATAGCAGATGGTAAAATTGTCACTTCATCGTTTGTACTATCATCTCTTAACTTTATTGTAACACTTGTTGAATATACTCTTGGTATAATCTTTATTGTTTGTGCATCAGATGTAGGTAACAAATGTTTCATATATATATAATACTAAAAGTTTGTATTTTTATTTATTGTATTAAAAAAAAAGGGTAATCAATTAAGACTACCCCTTTCAAATGAAAAAAATTAAAAAAACCTATGCGTTAGGGTCTATTTGTGCTGAACTTTCGTTATCAGTAATAACAGTTGATGTTACAAAGAAAGCTGGGTCAGTTTCTTGACCTTCTAAAGTTAAAGTGAATCCACTTAAATCTCCCATAGCAGCTCCAGATACAACTGTACCTCCATTTACCTCTGCTCCGTGTTCTAAACCAACCATAAAGAAATTACCATTATAATCTTCTATTGCAACGTGAGGTCTTGCAGTAGCTAATAATTTTATTTGTTCTTGTGTTGCTTTATCTAAAACTGGTAAAGTTAAATTTAAAGTTTGTGTGTAAAATGTAGTTCCGTTTTCTCTTGAACTATTAATTGTGGTTTCTAGTGAAGAATTACCTTTGATATCAAATTTAAAGAAGTCTGGTGTTCCACTTATTGCAGTAATCTCTCCAGATGCTATTGTAGTTGTTCCCAACGTACCATAATCTGCGAAATAAACTGCTTTTAAGCCACCAACACTACTTTTACAAGGTAAAGCTCTACCAGATGTAAGTAAACAAGCCATTGTGTTTTATGTTTTAAAGTTATTAAAAAAGGGTAAGCAGATTAACCACCTACCCTCATTACTATTGTTTGTTATTAGATTATAGTCCTAATCCAAAAGAAACTATGTCCTCAACTACCGCATATTGTACGCCAGCTGAATATCGTGCGATAAATCTCACATTTTTACTTCCGTCAATATCTGCCATATCTAAAACCTTGATTTCATTATGGTCTGATAAAAGTCCAGTTCCAAAGAATAAGTTAGATTTTTGTGCTGCAATTGCATTGTTATCAGAAAGTCCGTTACAAGCTACAACTTTTACACCATCAAAATATTGGATGTCCATATCTTGGTTGTGACCTAATCCAGCAGTTTGGAATCCTCCTAAAGCTCTTTTGTATGCTCTAAAGATGTTTTGTGCAACATAGATATATAAATCTTCTTTTCCATATACTTCACTTGGAATAGCATCTACTATATCTCCTAATTTCTCTACTACGTTTGCAGAATCTACTGCTGCTCCAGCAATTTTCTTTGCTCCAGTATGTCCAGCATCAGCATTTAATAAAGTTTTGAAACCATCAAAAGTTCCAGCACCAGCTACACCAGCCCAGATATCTTTTTCAGTTTGCTCTGCAATTGATTCAGACATTAATCCGATAAAGTAATCAGAAAAGTTAGCTGGTAAATTATCGTGAGCTGAATAACCCATAGAAATAGCCTCCCAATCTGATACAAATGGAGTTTTACATAACTCTAAGTTAATTTGTAATTCTTTTGGTTGAATGATTTTCTCTGTTAAAGTAACAGTTCCAGCATCTGTAAAATCACAAGATGCATTTGCAATAGCACCAGATAAATCTA